GAATGAAGATAAAGTTTTTGGAGATGATGTACTTTCCAGATTTAACTCATCATACAAAATCGAAATGTACATCGAAAATACTGAAGGGTTTGATGGTGAGGGTGATCTGTTCACAAAGTTTGGTGTGGAAATCAGAGATCAGGCTACGTTTGTCGTAGCAAGACGTAGATGGACGCAAACAATCAATCGCTATGATAACGATATTAATAGCACAAGACCACGTGAAGGTGACTTGGTATATCTGCCATTGTCAAACTCTATGTTCCAAATCATGGCTGTGGAGCATGAGCAACCATTCTATCAACTGAGTAATCTTGCAACATATAAACTACGTTGCGAACTATTTGAGTATAACGATGAAGACTTTGACACGAATATTGACGCTATTGATAATATTGAACGTGATTACGCATATGAATACCTACTTACATTGGATAGCGCAGGCGGTGGGTTTACAATAGGTGAAACCGTAAACCAAACACTATCTACTGGTGTCATTATGTCAGGTGAAGTATCTGCTTGGAGTGACTCAGATAATGTTCTCAAGCTTATTCATATCGGTGCAGATGATGGAGACTATCATGAGTTTGTATCTGGCAGAGTTGTTGTTGGTACGACTGATCTTGACTTGGGCGGTACGAAAGCAAATGCGCTTGTTAATAGTGTTACAGAAGATAATCAGATTAGTCAAAATGAACAAAACGATGACTTCAGTACAATCAGTGATGATTTCTTAGATTTTAGTGAGTCAAATCCATTTGGAGACCCTGAGGATAACTAATGAAAAGTTTTATAACATATTTGTCTGAGGGTGTCAAGTTAAAACTAATCCGTGGTAAGGATCAGGATGTACTTAAGATGTGGAATAAAGGAGACTCTAAGTGGGTAGAACTAAGAGGTAAGCCTGGGTTTGAACGTAAGTATGATCCTAAAGACCCGCTACATAAAGCTATTACTGCACTGGGCAAATCTGCAAACATTTCAGATTTTGTAAACGGTGATGAGGTTAGTATCAACCCAAACCACCCTGATGGTAAGAAAGCTTTGAATATGGTAAAGAGGTTGATGAAGTAATGAGTGATATATTTGATTTTGGATTTACAGCAGTAGATGAATCTGAACTAGAAGCTGTACAGGCTCTTGGTGCAACTGCTAAAGATGTTGAGGAAAAAGCTTCTACTACACAAGACAAACTTGACAAGTTGTATAATGCTATTATACCACTTCTAAATAACTTAAAAAAGAACCCTGAAAAAGAATATATCCTCTGGCCCAATAGACTAGAAAAGGTAGAAGAGTTTGAAACTCACCTTCAAACGATTTATAAAGGTTAACTATGTTTGGAACACATTTTTATCATCAAAGGATTAGAAAGAGTGTAGCTGTCTTTGGTGCACTGTTCAATAACCTTTATGTGTTACGTAAAGATAGCAATGATCAGGTCATAAGTCAAGTAAAAGTTCCGTTATCTTATGGTCCTAAGAGAAAGTTTCTTGATCGTATCAGACAGAACGCTGATCTTGATACCGATACAAAGGTTGCGATTAAGCTACCTCGTATGTCATTTGAAATCATTTCAATAACGTATGATGCTCAAAGACAACTGCAAAAGACTAACAACTTTACACAAGCAGGTTCATCTGCAAATCTAAGAAATAAGTTCTATAGCTTTGTTCCATATACTATTGGGTTTCAACTGAGCGTATATGCAAAGAACCAAGACGATGCCCTACAGATTGTTGAGCAAATATTACCCACGTTCAATCCACAATACAGTTTGACAATCAAACCATTTGCAGATTACCCTAACGTCAAAGAGGATGTGCCTATCACACTCACAGGCGTAGATTTTTCAGATGATTATGAGAACGCACTAGAAAGTAGAAGAACTATTATATACACTCTATCGTTTGATATGAGAGTAAACTTCTATGGTGCTGTAAGCGAGACAGGTATTATTAGAACATCTATTAATAACATATATAATCAAGATGCAGGGCTTTTAGACTCTGATCTACAGATTAGTAGATTGACAGTCACAACGGACCCAGCGAATGCATCTGCTGATAGCGATTTTGGATTTAGTGAAACCTTGGATTTAGAATATCCCTTCGATAGTGCATAACAATGACAAAAGATAATGATGATAACGTAGACAATGATTTTGAGTTCGCAAGAAAAACATATTACGACTTACTCGTAAAAGGTTCTGAAGCACTCGAAGAAATGATGGAAGTGGCAAGAGCTACTGAGCATCCACGTGCATTCGAAGTTCTCTCAGGTATGATGAAGAACGTAGCAGATGTGAACGGTAATCTTTTAGACTTACACAAAAAGAAAAAAGATTATCATAAAGAGGAAGCACCCAAAGAAATACCTCAAACAACTAATAACAATCTCTTTGTAGGATCGACAAGCGATTTACAGAGAATGCTTTTAGCACAAGACAGTGAACCAGAAGATAATGTAGTAGACATAAGCGATTATAAGTCTGATGAATGACACCTATATGGGAAACCCTAACGTTAAACGTGATGGGGTTACTCACAACTTTACACAACATGAAATATCTGAGTATGCGAAGTGTTTGAAATCCCCTTCATACTTTGCAGTGAACTATTGTAAGATTATTCATCTTGACAAAGGTTTGGTAAGCTTTGAACTATATCCATATCAGGAGAAAATGTTTAATCACTTCAAGGACAATAGATTTAGCATTGTACTCGCTTGTCGTCAGTCTGGTAAGTCTATTAGTTCTGTCGCCTATCTACTTTGGTTTGCGATATTTAATCCAGAAAAAACTATTGCCATACTTGCAAACAAAGGATCGACAGCCCAAGAAATGATTGGTAGGGTAACTCTTATGCTAGAGAACTTGCCCTTCTTTTTACAACCTGGATGTAAGTCACTCAATAAAAAATCTATTGACTTTTCAAATAACAGTCGTATCGTATCGGCAGCTACATCAGGTTCATCTATTCGTGGTATGTCTGTGAACCTTCTATATCTCGATGAGTTTGCATTTGTTGAGAATGCAGCAGAGTTCTATACATCAACATACCCTGTTATTTCATCTGGTAAAGATACCAAAGTTATTATCACATCAACTGCGAATGGTATTGGTAATCAGTTTCATAAACTTTGGGAAGGTGCAGTCCAAGGTGTAAACGAATACAAATCATTTAGAGTTGATTGGTGGGATGTGCCTGGTCGTGATGACGAATGGAAGAAAACAACGATATCCAATACGTCACAACTTCAGTTTGATCAGGAGTTTGGTAACACATTCTTTGGCACAGGTGATACTCTAATCAATGCAAAAACTCTTATGAGTTTTAGAGCGATGCCCCCAAAAAAGATTGTGGAAGGTAATAGCGTTTACATATATGGAGAGCCTGAGATAGATCATCAATATGTAATGACGGTGGATGTGTCGAAGGGAAGAGGACAGGACTACAGTACGTTTAACGTGATCGATATTAGCACAAGGCCTTTTAAACAGGTTGCTGTATATCGCAATAATAATATTTCTCCATTACTCTTCCCAAACGTTATTTATAAATATGCGAAAGTTTACAATGATGCTTGGGTTGTTGTTGAATCAAACGATCAAGGTGGTATCGTATGTAACGGATTGTACCATGAGTTAGAATACGAAAACCTCTTTATCGAGTCTACAGTAAAGGCAAATAGACTTGGTATTGAAATGAATCGTAAAGTCAAACGATTGGGTTGCTCAGGGATCAAAGACATATTAGAAGAACAAAAGCTAGACATTGTTGATGAGAATACTATCTTAGAGTGTAGCACATTTGTTGCCAAAGGTCAATCCTATGAAGCATCTGATGGAAACCATGATGACTTGATGATGAACTTAGTGATGTTTGGATATTTTGCAACAGGTAACTATTTCCAAGAACTCACAGACGTAAATCTAAAAGATATGATGTTCAAGCAAAGAATGCAAGAGATTGAAAATGACGTACTGCCATTCGGATTTATTGATGACGGTATGGAACAAGTACAAGAAGAAGAACAGAGAGATGAATGGAATACCAAAAAGTGGGTCGAAGAATGGGGCGGCTTATACTAAAAATAAAAAGTTATAAATACAAGTGATTGAATATAACCGTATTATGATAAACATATAATTCGATTACTGGAAAAGGAACAAGAAATGGCAATAGGCGCACCTTCCGAATCCCCAGCTATTATCGTCAAGGAAGTAGACCTAACAGGTGGCGTACCAAACGTCCAGTCTACAACTGGCGCATTCGCTGGGAGTTTCCGTTGGGGTCCGATGGAAGAGGCTACATTAGTAGACAACGAAGCAACACTTGCCTCAACATTCGGTGCACCCAATGACGCACACGCTGTAGACTTTCATACAGCAGCAAGTTTTTTAAGATACTCAAGTGCAATTCAAGTCTCTAGGGTCGCAGACTCAGGAGCATTAAACGCAGTAAGTTCTGATGGAACAGCTGCACTTATCAAGAACAATGATGCTTGGGACGCAGGCACATGGACAGGAGATGTATTTGCAAAACATGCAGGTACACTAGGTAACTCACTTAAAGTAGAAGTTGCTGGCCCTGTAACATGGTCAAGTGCAGCATCATCATTCACAAATCAGTTTGATGGAGCACCAACAGGTAGTGAACGTCACATTCTAGTCACTGACGAAGATGGCGTAATCACAGGTACTGCTGGTACTGTACTTGAGAGATATTCATTTGTATCTAGTTCATCATCTGCAACACTAGCAGATGGTTCAACGAACTATGAAAAAGATGTTATCAACAGACAATCTAGCTATATTCGTGTAAACGATGCTTTGGATTCAAACGCATCACTTTCACTAGCTTCAGGCGCAGATGGTACTAGAACAACGGCAAATCTTTTGACTGCCCTAGATCAGTTCAATGATAAAGACACTATTACAGTTGACTTTATGATTGCACCTGGTATGACAACCGCTTCTGACCAAGAAACTATCGTTGATGATATGGTCACAACAGCAGGCACAACTCGCAAAGATTGTGTTGTTGTTTCATCCCCTGCTAAGAACTCAGTAGTAAACAACTCTGACCCAGTATCTGCAACTACAGCAGATGTGGCAGATTACACATATAGTTCATATCTATTCGTAGATAATAACTGGTTGAAAGTATACGACAAGTATAACGATAAGTATATCTTTATTCCTGCATCTGGTTCGACAGCAGGTATCATGGCAGCATCAGATGCTAACTCAGCTCCATGGTTCTCACCAGCTGGTTCACGTAGAGGCACATACTTGGGTGTAACAGCAATAGCATACACACCAACAAAAGCACAACGTGATACATTGTATAAAGCAGGTATTAACCCAATCGCTAACTTGCCTGGTCAAGGCATTCTACTATATGGCGACAAGACACACATGAACAGACCATCAGCGTTTGATCGTATCAATGTTCGTCGTCTATTCAACGTAGTAGAAAGAGCAATCGCATTGGCTGCAAGAAACACATTGTTTGAACTAAACGATGAGTTTACTCGTGCAGAGTTTGTAAACATCGTAGAACCATTCCTAAGAGAAATCAAAGGACGTAGAGGTATCACAGACTTCAGAGTCGTATGCGATGAAACAAACAATACGCCAGCGGTTATAGATAGAAACGAGTTTATTGCGAACATCTTTATCAAGCCAGCACGTTCTATCAACTACATCACTCTAAACTTTGTAGCGGTTAGATCAGGTGTTGACTTCGAAGAAGTCGCTGGACTATCGGTGTAAGGAGATAACAGATGGCAGTTTTAGGCGTAGACGATTTTAAAGCCAAGTTGCGTGGTGGTGGAGCGAGACCTAATCTCTTTAAAGCCACTATCAACTTCCCTGGCTATGCAAATGGAGATGTAGAACTTACATCTTTCTTGTGTGAAGCAGCACAACTTCCTGCTTCCACTATGGGTACAATCATTGTTCCTTTCCGTGGTCGTCAGTTGAAAATGGCGGGTGATCGTACATTCGATGTATGGACACCAACTATCATCAACGACACAGACTTCAATGTTCGTAACGCAATGGAGCGTTGGATGAATGGTATGAATGCACATAGTGCTAATACTGGTCTAACAAATCCTGTTGACTACGAAGCAGATTTGGTCGTTGAGCAACTTGGTAAAGACGGTTCTACATTGAAGACTTACAACTTTAGAGGTTGTTTTCCAACTGCAGTATCAGCTATTGACTTGAACTATGCATCAGAAAGCACTATTGAGCGTTTCTCTGTAGAGTTCCAAGTACAGTATTGGGAAGCGGCAACTACTTCTTAAGGTAGTATAAATAAAACTTATGAGGGACTGTAGTGGTCCCTCTTACTCTAATACTAGGATTTAATATGGCTGAACAAAACGGCATTACATTATTTGGTTTTGAAATAAAACGTAAAAAGGATGCTTCTCAAGAGAAGTTGCAATCTATTGTTCCACCTACTGATCAGGATGGCGCAGGATACGTTACAGCCGCAGGTGCACATTATGGTACATATGTCAATATCGGTGGTGATGATCATGCAAAAGATAACTTACAGAATATCAGACAATATCGTGCAGTTGCTACACACCCAGAGGTAGATGCTGCAATCGAAGATATTGTAAACGAATCAGTTATTTCTGGAGAGGGTGAATCATCAGTATCCCTTATCCTAGACAAAGTTGAAGGTGTAAGCGAGTCTCTAAAGAAACAAATCACAACAGAGTTTGATAACGTTGTTTCTATGCTTAACTTTAACGAATTTGGTCATGATATTTTCAGACGTTGGTACATCGATGGTAGACTGTATCATCACTTGGTGGTAGACGAAAATAATCTAAAAGCAGGTATTCAAGAGATTCGAAACATTGACGCTGCAAAGATTAGAAAAGTAAAAGAAGTCAAGAAGAAAAAAGACCCTGCCACTGGTGCAAGTTTGGTAGAGAATGTAAACGAGTTCTATATCTACCAAGAAAAACCTGGTGGGATGACACAAGGCGTTAAGCTTTCTAATGACGCAGTATCTTATGTAACATCTGGTCTATTGGATGCAGATCGTAAACGTGTGGTATCATATCTACACAAAGCATTGAAACCAATCAACCAGTTGCGTATGATGGAAGACTCTCTTGTCATCTATAGACTTGCAAGAGCACCTGAAAGACGCATCTTCTATATCGATGTTGGTAACTTACCACGTGGTAAAGCAGAAACATATATGAAAGATATTATGGCACGTTACCGTAATAAACTCGTATATGATGCAGACACAGGTAAGATCAGAGATGACCGCAAGCACATGTCAATGCTTGAAGATTTTTGGTTGCCACGCAGAGAAGGTGGTAGAGGTACAGAGATTTCTACATTACCTGGTGGTGAAAATCTAGGTCAGATTGACGATATTATCTATTTCCAAAAGAGACTATACCGTTCTCTTAATGTTCCTATCAATAGACTAGAACAAGAAGCCCAGTTCTCTTTGGGAAGATCGACAGAGATTTCTAGAGATGAAGTCAAGTTCCAAAAGTTTATTGACAGACTTCGCCAAAGGTTCTCGACACTATTTACAGAGATTCTAAAGAAACAGTTGATCATGAAAGGATTGATCACTGAGGAAGATTGGGATCAATGGAAGAATGATATTCAGGTTGACTACATAAGGGACAACCACTTTACAGAACTTAAGAACGCTGAGTTACTTGCAAACCGTCTACAGACAATGGATCAAGTACAGCAGTATGTTGGTGAGTTCTTCTCTAAAGAGTGGGTTATGAAAAATGTTCTACAACTTGATGACGATGATATTAAACAAATGAAAGATCAAATCGCACAAGAAATCAAAGACGGTGAGATTAATACAGAAGAGGATGAACAACAATGACAGAAGTAGCTGATTTGGTAGATGCTATCGTAGACCAAGACTTTGCAACGGCAGCCCCAATGTTCAAAGATATCTTGGGAACAAGAATGAATGACGCATTGGATCAAGAAAAGATTAATGTGGCTGATCAAATGTTTAACGGTGCAGAGGCAGAGTTAGATGACGATGATCCTGATTTAGAGGATATCGAATCAGCCATTGATGAACTTGATGATGACGACGAAGACCAATATGAAATGGACTTCGAAGAAGATGACGAACAATAGTATACCAAAAATCTTTTTAGTATAAATAAATGTAAAAATAAGAATATGACCAAAAGTTTTAAAAGTATTAGAGAAAAAAAGAAAATGCCTCCCGGTGATCATGTCTATGACAAAAAGATCGGGAAGTATCAAGTCATGATACATAAGACTAACAAAGGTTATGTTCTTTACATTGATGGAGAAAAACTCGATACCTATAAGTCTCAGAAAGAAGCTGAGAAAATGGGTGTTGAGTTCATCAAACAATATAAAGGTATGTAGATGAAGCTTATTACTGAGTACAAAGAAACCGATGTTCAATGCATCGTGGAAAAGAAAGAAGATGGTACGAAGACTCACTTGATTGAGGGTATCTTCGCTATGGCTGAATCTAAGAACCGAAATGGACGTGTTTACCCAAAAGCTATTATGGAAAAGGCTGTAGGTAAATATGTCACAGATCAAGTTTCCAAGAACAGAGCGGTAGGTGAGTTAAATCACCCTGATGGACCAACTGTTAACTTGGATAAAGTATCCCATCTCATTACTGACCTGAAAATGGAAGGTAACAATGTGATGGGTAAGGCACGAATTTTGGATACTCCAATGGGTAATATCGTAAAAGGTTTACTTGAAGGTGGTGTTCAACTAGGTGTCTCAACTCGTGGTATGGGTAGCCTTGAGCAACGTAACGGTACGATGTACGTCAAAGATGACTTTATGCTTAATACGGTTGATATCGTACAAGACCCATCTGCCCCGCAAGCTTTCGTTAATGGTATTATGGAAGGTGTAGAGTGGGTCTGGAATAATGGCATCATTGAAGCTCAAGAAATTGAACAAATAGAGACTGAAATCAAACGTGCTCCACGTGCGTATCAATATGAAACGCAGGTTCGTGAGTTCAAGAATTTCCTCTCGTTACTGAAAAACAAATAATATTAAGGAGTCAACATGACTGATCAAATCGAAGAACAGGATGTGGAACTCGACGAGGAAATCGAAGAGGCTCATGATCCTAAGAATGCTGAAGCCCAATCAATCGCTGCTACAGATAAAGCAGGGGATGCTACTAAAGCAGCTGCTAAACGTAAAGGCGATAAGAGCAACAGCGAACCTATGCAAAAAGCAACCCCTGGCGATCCAGAGAAGCATTCAGCGAAAGGTATGAAAGCCGAAGACGTTAAATTTGATGGAGACTTTAGTGACGACTTGAATGCGCTGGTCGAATCTGAGGCTACTCTTTCAGAAGAGTTCAAAGCCAAAACAGCGGTTATCTTTGAAGCAGCGGTAAAATCTAAAATCGCTACTGAGATAAATCGTCTAGAAGAAGAGTATGCTCAACAACTAGATGAAGAAGTATCTTCCCTAAAAGAAGACTTGGTAGAGAAAGTAGATAGCTACCTCAACTATGTGGTTGAACAATGGATGGAAGACAACACACTTGCGATCCAATCAGGACTACGTTCTGAAATCGCAGAAGGTTTCATGGATAAGTTGAAAGACCTATTCGTAGAATCTTATGTTGAAGTTCCAGAGTCCAAAGTTGACCTAGTAGACGAACTAGCAACTGCAAACGAAGAACTCGAAGAAGAGTACAACGCAGCAGTAGCTAAAGCTATGGCAATCCAAGAAGAACTAGAACTATACAAGCGTGAAGCGATTATTCGTGAAGCGTCTCGTGATCTAGCAGAAACTCAGGTTGAAAAGCTTACCAAACTAGCAGAATCTATTGATTTTGAATCTGAAGAAGCATTTGCTCAAAAAGTAACTACTTTGAAAGAATCATATTTCTCTCAGAAAACTGCAACATCTCTTATCGCAGAAGAAACTGAAGATGATACGGCTGACGAAGCTGTAGAGACCTCTGTTGCGATGGAGTCGTATTTACAAGCCCTTAGAAAAACAATAAAGTAAGTAGGAGAATCCATTATGGAAACTTATGATCGTCTCGTAGAGAAATGGTCTCCAGTACTAAACGAAGAATCTG